GCTGACGGAGTATTTTCTAAATTTTTTGGTTCTGACTTTGCCCAAATTAAACTTGAAGATGGATCATTGTTAGGTGATAACGCCCAATTCATTAAAAGCCTGGTAAGTTTATCCAGTAATTTTAGTGAAGATACCGTTACTGCCGATCAAACCTCTTCAGGGGCCATGACACCCAATGAAGCTAATGCTGAGATTGCAAAACTCACAGCACCAAACTCACCATACTGGGATAAATTGCATCCGCAGCATCAAATGACTGTGGACCAAGTATACCAGATACGTCAAATGGCACATCCCGATTCAGTGGAATAATCCGATAAGTTAGGACTTCACTTGACCGCTAGGAATAGATTAGCCGAGTAGCAATCGTAAATTGTAAGAAAACCCGTGAGGATAACTTTCTGAAACTTTTAATAACTTAACATAAACACAGAAGGAGAGAAACTATGAGTTCTCAAATTACGACTGCGTTTGTCGAACAATATTCGGCTAACGTACAAATGCTTTCCCAGCAAATGGGAACGCAACTTCGTAGTGCTGTTGATGTTGAAACAATCACTGGAAAAAATGCATTTTTCGAGCAAATCGGTTCTGTAGCTGCACAGCTTAAAACCACTCGTCATGCTGACACTCCACAGATTGATACACCTCATGCACGAAGAAGGGTAAGTATAGAAGATTATGTTTTTGCTGATCTTATCGATGATGTCGATAAAGTACGCATGCTCATTGATCCAACATCTAGCTACGCAAAAGCTGCGGCAGCTGCGATGAATAGATCAATGGATGATGTAATCATCTCTGCTCTTGGTGGAACTGCTTTCACTGGCACAACTGGTAGTACATCTACTGCGTTGCCGTCAGCAAGTAAGTTTGCAACAAGCAACCAATCTGATGGTCTTACAATTGCCAAGCTTCTAGCGGCTAAGAAACGCTTTGACTTGCAAGACGTAGATCCGTCAATCCCTAGATACATTGTCTGTGGACCACAACAAATCTCTGATTTATTGGGTACTACAGAAATCAAATCTAGTGATTTCAATACCGTCAAAGCTTTAGCTCAAGGACAAGTGGATTCATTCTTAGGATTTAAATTCATTACGTCTAACAGACTAAAATTTGATGCAACCAACACCGATGACAGGCTGACTTTTGCCTTTACTCAAGACGCTGTTAAATTAGCAATTGGTAAAGATGTACAGTCAAAAATAGATGAGCGTTCTGATAAGAATTACAGCACTCAAGTTTATTACTGCATGTCACTTGGAGCAACTCGGATGGAAGAAGAAAAAGTATTTCAAATTCCATGCCACGAAGCATAGAAAGGAAGGTAAATTATGGGTACTAAGAATTCTGATTTAGTAGCTAACTTTGAATCTGTACCACAGGTTCGAAACAGTGCTGCCCTTCTACATGGCGTGGTTCGTGTAGCACAAGGCACAATAGCACTTGGTACTGGGGATAGTGATGACAATGATGTTGTTATGCTAGCACCAATTCCAAGCAACGCTGTTGTATCTCAACTATTTATTGGTTCAGATACATTAGGCGGATCGTGTACATTCAATGTTGGAATTTACACATCTGATGGTGCGGTAAAAGACGAAGATGTATTTGCAAGTTTAGTAGCTGATGCTGCTGCAATGGCAGATGTTCGTTTTGAAGCTGCAAACATCAATACAGCTGGGCAGAAAATGCACGAGCTGGCTGGAGACACTGTTGATCCAGGTGGTTATTACTATATTGCTGCGACTATGGCAGCAGATGGTCAAACTGCTGGTGATATGTCTTTCAACATTTTATATGTTGTTAACTAAGCACTAAAACATTTAAGGGCAGTCGTTATGCGGCTGTCCTTAATTTAATTAATTATTTAAAAGGATTTCAAATGGGAAAAGGTTTATACGCAAACATGAACGCTAGAAAAAAAGCGGGCACTTCAAGACCAAAATCAAAATCAACTATTACATCTAAAGCCTACGCAAATATGCAAGCTGGCTTTCCAAAGAAAAAGAAAAAAACATTAGTAGGATAATATTATGGCTGGACCAAAACAAAAAAAACAAACTGACTCCAAGAAATAAAAAACTTGCAAAAATGTATGGTGATCCAAAAAAAGTAACTCGTGGTGACATTATAAAAGCAGCACAGAAAAAAACACTAGTTGGATAAATGGCACTTAAAGAACACCAAAGTCCTTCAGGTGGTTTAAATGCAGCTGGCAGAAAACATCATGGAGTAAAAGCTCCTGTAAGCTCAGGCAAAAATCCTAGGCGTATATCTTTTGCTGCACGCTTTGCTGGCATGAAAGGACCAATGAAAGATGAGTCGGGTAAACCAACTAGAAAAGCATT